ATCCAGAAGACTTTGAAAAAATAAAAGATAAGCGAGTGGAATTGATGAATAAGAACTGGAAGGATAATACTCCTGACAGACTTAGACAAAAGGAGATTGTGAAAAAAGCACAATTAGATAAGTTAAAACGTAACCTAGAGGAGGTTTAAAGATGGTATTAAAAATATTTAGTATTTATGACAGTAAAGCAGAGGCATATAATAGCCCGTTTTATATGCAAACACAAAGTTTAGCAATTAGAGCTTTTACAGATGAGGCTAATAATGAAAGTTCACAAATAGGTAAACATCCTGCGGATTTTACTCTATTTTATATGGGTGAATATGACGACCATACGGCGTCATTCAACCTAGAAGACACAAAGATCAGTTTAGGTGTCGCAAGTGAGTTTGTAGGCAAGGAGCAGTTATGATTCGTTGGCTTAAAGAACATTTAAACAAAACTCCCGAAGAAATTCGGGAGATTATCAAGTTAACTTGGGAGTATAAAGAATGAAAATGAAAACAGTAATGGAGCACCAGTTTAGTGAAGTACCAAAGGCGACTATTGAAAGGTCGTCTTTTGATCGTTCACACGGTGTAAAAACAACATTTGATGCAGGATACTTAATTCCAATACTGGTAGACGAAAGTCTCCCGGGTGATACCTTTAATGTGAACATGACAGCGTTTGCCAGAATGGCAACACCTATTTTCCCAATTATGGACAATATATATATGGATACGCATTTTTTTGCTGTTCCTGTAAGATTAATTTGGGATAACTGGAAGAAATTTAATGGTGAGCAAGTAGACCCGGGAGATTCAATAGATTATACAGTACCAACAATGACTGCACCGGGTGCGGGTTATTCTAATCAATCTTTACATGATTATTTTGGTATTCCAACTGCAGTAGGAGGAATACAGCATAATTCATTATGGCATAGAGCTTATAATTTAATTTATAACGAATGGTTCAGAGACCAAAATTTACAAGATTCAGTACAAGTAGATAAAGATGATGGCCCAGATACTTATACTAATTACACGTTGTTAAAACGTGGTAAGAGACACGATTATTTCACGTCTTGTTTACCTTGGCCACAAAAAGGAGATTCAGTAAATTTACCTCTTGGTACTTCGGCTGATATTCATACTGATGCATATACTTTAAATGACCAATTGTCCGTTTATTCAACAGACCAATCAGCGTGGAAGAAACTTAAAGCAAGTGCAAGTTCTTCAGATTTTTTATTTGTTGAAGTAGATGCTGGTAATGAAGCAAATAAATTGTATGCTGATTTAACAAACGCAACAGCTGCAACAATTAATCAATTAAGAGAAGCATTTCAAGTCCAGAGGTTAATTGAACGTGATGCAAGAAGTGGCACCAGATACACAGAAATTGTTAAAGCGCATTTCGGAGTTACAAGTCCAGATGCAAGATTGCAAAGACCAGAATACCTTGGCGGCGGTAGCACGCCAGTCAATGTTACACCGATTGAACAAACTAGTTCAACGGACGCAACAAGCCCGCAGGGTAATTTAGCGGCAATGGCAACGGCTTCGATAACAAACCACGGTTTTACGAAGTCATTTACAGAACATTGTGTAATTTTAGGTTTAGTTTCAGTAAGAGCAGACCTGACATATCAACAAGGGTTGAATCGTTGCTTTAGTCGTCAAACAAGATACGATTTTTATTGGCCAGCTTTGTCGCATATTGGCGAACAAGCGGTACTTAATAAAGAAATTTATGCACAAGGTACAAGTGCAGATGATGACGTATTTGGTTATCAAGAAAGATATGCAGAATATAGATACAAGCCGTCAATGATTACGGGTAAATTCCGTAGTAATGACGCCCAGTCGTTGGATGCCTGGCACTTATCTCAGGAGTTCTCCTCACTACCTGGGTTAAATTCAACCTTCATTGAGGAAAACCCTCCTCTTGACAGAGTCATTGCTGTGCCTTCAGAGCCGCATTTCATATTTGACTCTTATATCTCGATGAAGTGTGCCAGACCTATGCCGGTATATAGTGT